AGAACCACTAAAGAACTTACAAGGCTTCACAATATTGCTATAGGAGACCATTATCCACAATCTGTAAAACCACAGGTAATAGCTATATTAAATGAAGCAAGAGAAAAGGGATTAAACCAAAGAGAGGCAGGATGAAAAAGACAAGAAAAAAATTGAAGATTTGGAAAAGAGTGTAAATGAATTAAAAGGTATGATTGAAAGGCAATTATCATTGCACGATACAGCTGCAAAGGCATTTAATGAAATGTTTGCGTTGAATGTGGCAACCCTTGAAAGTGTTGTAGCACTTTCACAGCCAAGTGATCCTTCATGCTGGAGGGTAATAACCGGTCCAACGGATCAGACGGATCAAAATCTGGTTTAATTCCTAATGCTATTTCTCGACGAACAATCCTTTCATGAACTGATCGTTTAGAACTTATTTTTTTATAAATTTTGTCTGCAAATTGTTTAAATCTGGATCTTGCATTTCTTACTCTTGCAGCATTGTTAATTGGAAAGCGAAATGATATTGGATCAGCATAATCTGAGAGTTTAATTGGAAAACCATCTGGATAAGTAAGTGCTGAACAATCAACTACTTCTATTCCGAATTGTTTTGATCGTTCTAATTGTCTTGTTTTATTTTCTTCTTGAGTTTCTGTGGAATCTGGTTGTTGTTTCTCAGCTGTATTTTCAGTTATTTCTGATTCTGTATCTTCAAAATCTTTATATTCTGGGCCACTTAAATTTGCTTTCTGTTCTTCAATAAGCGAGAGAACTTCTTTTGCATCAAATTCTCTTTGAGATAATTCAAATATTTTTTGTTCTTTTTCACCATGTTCTACTAAATATTTATCAAAATCAAATGTACCTGCTATACAATCATCAAATACACCGTTTTTCTCCCTGTCTACCGCACAGAAAAAACATACGCTGCATATTAAACCCATTGTATCATCTTCTTTGGTGATTCCACAAAATTTACATTCATCACCTGAAGCACTTTTCTTAACTACACTTTTCCAACCAGCAGTTTTCTTTATATCAAATTTGTTATCTGTCATTGATTTAGTAACTATGAAAGTTTGTTCAATTGCTGGTTTATCAACTAATGAAAGTTCATCAACTTCTAAACTTTCAAGACGCTTTTTTGGTTTTCTAAGTCCATGTCCAGCCATAATTATTCTCCATCTTCTAGTTCAATAACTTTAGATCTTCCACCAATTGAAAATCCGGTAATTTTGCCTGAATTTACAAGACTCATTACTTCATCGTCGAATATCTTTACAGTTGCTATCCAAGTACCTTTAATGATTTTTCTTGCTTCACCAATATTTGAATCCATTGTGAAATCTACTGGTGCAAGATAGTTTTCTACTAGAGCAATTTTACGACTGAATTCCACATGCATGAATCCTCTTTCAGATCTAGCATTGAGTCCAATTTGTTTTAAGAATTCTGGATCATTTGCGAAATTCAATTTGATCATATAATTGTGTGATGCTGTTTCAATTTCTTCAGCACTGATAATGTCATCTTGCAAATCAGTCACTTCTGGGATTAATACTGGTCCAGTAACCAATCTTTTCTGTAGATTCTTTTGAACAAATAACATAGTTACTCGAACTTTTTTCTCTACCTTCTCTTTCATACTTGGTTTCCTTGTCTTATTTACTGATGTATAACATTGTTCTACATTTTTTAATTTTAATTCAAGACTTCTTAAATCAGACCAGGATTGGTGATCTTGCATAGAATCAATTGTGTCGGTTGTTGCCCCTGTTTGATCATTTTCCACAACTGGTTCAGGCTTCAAAAATCCAACAACTGCTTCGACGCCCTCTGTCAGTCTGACTCTTTGCAAGGTTGCTTCTTGGAATTTAGATTCGGATAGAACAAGGAATGTAAATGCGCTGTCAGTCGTTTCAGAGTCCCTTGTGTTGAGTCCATGATCACTCAAGAATGTCGTAGCTTGTCCAACGTCTGAAAATCGATCCTTAGAGAAAACTAGACTTTGTATGCGCATACCATCGGCTAGTCGCGTCAAGTTTTTGAATAAACTTTTGACGCAAGCCATCTCAAGTAAAGCTTTAAATTCTGTTTTATTTAATTTTTTAACAAGTGAGAAATCGATTGGAGTAATTTTTAGGTCTTTGAATGCTGGATAATAGTCTAAAGAACTTTCTAAACCTTCTATTAAATCTCCTGGCATTAATGAAATAAAATTTTGACCACCCATTTGAAGCATATGGGTATGGAGTCCATCGATTACTGTTCCACTGACTTGCAATTGGTGTATATGGTTTATTCCACCAGAAGTATTAAACTCTTGTACTCCATCAGTAGTGTTTAATTGAACTAAATGTTCATGTACTTCACCGCGTTCTTTACTTGTTTGATTGCTATCTGTATCAATTAAGTGCCAATGCTCACCATCAAGAGAAGTCATTATCAATCTATCATTTACAAAAAAATAGGTGTTTGTGTGCTCCATCACGCAAAGTAGATTCTGTATCAGCAAATAAATGCCTATGCGCTCCACCTTCACCAGTATTTTTAACAATTTTTGACATATATAAATATCTCAATTAGTGACTGTATACGAACCAATGTTTACATTGTCATACAAAATTGTCAAATTGAGTGAATTACGATAAAAATAGGCCACATGAAATAATAATTGATAGATAAATTAAAACAAATATGAAAGTAAATCTGATTAAATCATCTGGGCCATTGAGTTTCATAAACAAATGGAATCATATATTGTTTTATTTTTATAGGGGAAAATAATGCATGGCAATACTAAGAACTAGGTATCATTAAAAATATCACTCATAATATTTCCCTTAATTGTTCAGCTGTTCTTTTACCCATTACTGCTGCTCTTACCATTAATTTATCAAAATTCTTAAAATCAATACCCTGTTCTTCTAGTAGAAAAGCTAATGCATCAACTTTCATTTCTACAGCACACAATTAAGCAATTACATCTTCGTGTGATTCAATCCTTTTTTCAGATCCTCTTTCTTTAAACATTGCATTGGTTTTTTTAACTGAATAATTAGCATTCTCAATTCTTACTTTACTCATTTCTATTAATGCTTGCAAAACTTCTGGGGTTAAACTTACTTGTTCAAATTTTTTCATAATTACCTCCAATAATTAAGCTGGTTCAATAGAGGAACGGCAAGATGCATGTGCAGGAACAGTCACAGGAACACCATTTGCTGCAAGCTTATTTGAAATATCTATATTAGATAATTTCTCTCCTGCACCTAATCCAAATTCACTTAAGTCTCTTCGCCAAGGAAATTCTTTCTTTAATGCATCTGAACTCTGCATAGATAATATTTTGTTCATTTGTTTCATTCCAGTTTTTACTTCAAACACTCTTCCATTCATTTGTAAACATATTGCTGAAGTTCTATTATCAATAATGGATCGCCAAATGTATTTTTCAATACCTGCTTCACCCATTAAATTCAAATCACTAAAACCTCTTGCTCGAGTAATATTAGTTGCATGAAGCATCTGAAAATAGTTTGTTTGTGCTCTTTGACCTAATTTTCTAATTGATTTAGGAACTGTTTGTAAGAATCCACCCAATTTTTTAGATAGCTCTTTTTCAAGAAATAATCCTGCCTCTCTTTGGTTTAATCCCTTTTCTCTTGCTTCATTTAATATAGCTATTACCTGTGGTTTTACAGATTGTGGATAATGGTCTCCTATAGCAATATTGTGAAGCCTTGTAAGTTCTTTAGTGGTTCTTCTATCATCAATGTTGAAACTTAATCCAACTACTGGAGTAATGCTGTCATCTTCCTGCTTTCTAATTGTTGCAAATCCAAACTTATTTATTGATTGCCTTTTATTTGATTTATAAATCCTTGTGAAATCTTCAAGCATTCTGTCAGATGCTCTTTTCTCTATTCCATCAAAGGTTTTTTCAATTACTTTATCAATATTGTTTTGATCCTCTTTATTCATTTTTCTACTAGATCTGAAATCTAACTGCTGTAAAGATCTTTCAATTGCTTTAGTAGCTGTATTATTCCAATCACGCATAATAAATCGAACCATACCTTTTTCAATATCGTTTATGATTCTACCATCTGAATCACCTGTAGCTTTATAAATAATTTGAGAAATTAAATCTAAGGTCTTCTCTAATTTGAAAAACTGTTTATCAATCATCACATTTATGCTTTAGTTCTAATTCTTCAAAATACTCAAGTCTTTCTTCTCCAAATCCTTCCTCATCTAACTTTGATTCAAGACTTGTTTTAACTCCTGTGAGTGCATCAATGAATCCGTCATGGTCATTATCTACTAAATATTTTATTAATTCATATGGGGTAGCTTTTTGTGGATCTGGATTGCCTGAAGGTCTTAATCTGTTATCCTCACCTCTTGGTTTTTTAGGGATTTGTCCAGTTGGTTCAAATGTACCATTTGCATTTGCTGCCCCTACTTCATGCATGAGTTTTGCTAATTGATATGACATAGGCAAATCAGGATCAAACCCCGTTTCTTCCACTGGTTTAAATTCAGGTAAATCCAGATTTAAAACATCTGATAAAACCATTCTAGCTATTCTAGGAGTTATTCCACCAGTTTTTTCAGAACCAGATAGGATTTTTACTAAATCTTGATCGTTTGTAACATTTGGTGAATTAGATTTAAATGTCCAAAACCTAATACCCTGTCTTAGTAATAGGAATTTATTTATTATTGCATCTTCTTCTTGTCTTTCAGGTGAATAAACATATTTCTCAGTAATCCTTTCTGATTCAGCTGCGTTTGCGCGACTTAATTCTGTAGCTGCTCCAGTAAATACAGGTGACAGTCTGAAATTCCTTCTTATTTTATCAGCGTTATTTTTATCATATTCCTGCCATAATTGATCTGTATGCTGATCCTTTGTAAGTGGTTTTATTTGTATTTTCATAGCTGATGGTCCACTAATTCCATCGTGTGCGGATTCACCCTCTAGAATTAAGAATTTGGAATAATTGGAATCAGGTTTTGTTTGATAATCTATAAAATCCTGCATTCTGCTTATTGAACCATCTGTAAGTGATCCACCGTTTACTAAAATAGCCATGGAAGGCATATTGTTATTCATTAAAGTAACTACGTTAGCTTCTGCAGCACTTCTTGATCCACTTATGGTAATTAAATTACCTGTAAATCTAGGCATTCCATATGGTGTAGGTCTGTTACTTTCTATTTTCCAGTGGAGGATTTCATTTGCATGTAATTCTTTATCTAAGGGCTTTTTTGCTTCTAGACCGGTTCTTCTATCAATAATTCTTGGATCACCATACTCCTTAAACCACATTTTCCTTCTGTTTATGATTTGTACGAATCTTCTAAATCTTCTGAAGAATGTTTTTTTACCAATTGTAAGATCAGCCCGTAAGAAATTCTGCTTTGTTTTAGTGAATTCTTTATCTGCTTTTGTAATCCACATCTGAGAAGCTTTTATTTTATTTATACAGCTGAATTGATTTACATTTGTTGGAGATGGTACTAATTCCCAATAAGCGTTTCCAGTAGCTTCTAATTCATTTCTTGTTTTCTGTCTGAGAGATTTAAAAGTGTCTTCTGGATTTGGAAATAGAAATAAATGATCTAAAAATTCTTTCTCTTTGGCTATCCTATCTTTATTTTGTTCTTTCTGTTCTTCAGTAATTTCTTTATTTAGTATTAGTCTTGATCCAAAACCGTTTATTCCAATAGCCATTGCATCAAGTGTCTGACTAAGTTCTGTAGATCCTTCTTCAAGAAGTGCTAAATCTTGTATATTTAATGGTGGATTAACAATTTTATCTGTAAAAACAATATTGTTAAGTGGATCTTCTACCATTGCCTGAGATTTATTT